CAGCCCGCGCTCCCAGTCCCACACGGTGACCGGGGCGTCGGTGGCCATGACGACCTCGACCGAGCGCGTCTCGTCATCGGCGCTGGCGGCGCGGATGGCCAGCAGGCGAGTGGTGATGCCGCGCTCCTGCAGGCTGATCGCCGGATTGCTGCGGGTGTTAAGTGGCGGCAAGCCCCAGCTCGGCGAGCTGGGCGTCATCAGCAGCGCGGCGCTTGCGGCGGCGATGCTGATCGCGCTGGGCCTTCGCCTTGGCGGCCCGGCGGGCGCGTGCGGCTTTGCGGCGGCGATCGCCTGCGTGATCTTCACGGTCCCTCGGCGCGGCGCTTCGGCGGTTCTTTTCCGGTGCATGGGTTCCTCGCTGCCCCTTAGCCGGGGCTTGGCTGTTCTTGGCCTGCTGCAGCGCCAGCTGCTGCTTGATCAGCGGATCGCCCCATTCCTGCGCCCAGGCGGGGAGGGGAAGGCCGTACTGTTTGAAGAGCTTGAACGTGCGCGCAAACGAGCGGATCTGGTTCTCTTGGCGGTTGCCGTTGCGGCCGCAGACCTGCTCGAAGGTGCGCGAGCCGTCCTTGAGCCGGTTGCCGTCGTCCTGCGAATCCTTCTCGGCATCAACCGCGATCATCGGCGACCAGATGAAGCTCGTGTGGACGTCCAGCTTCTGGCGCCGGCGCCGGGCCAGCGCGGCGAATTTCCAATTGCGGTGAGAGCCGGCGTAGAGCTCGCCTTCGCGCAACACGTCGTCGACCAGCGACAGCAGCGTGCGCCGCTCGATGAATTTGCGGATGGCCTTGATCCCGCGCTTGTAGATCTCGTTATCAAACCTGGCGCTGGAGAAGTTGTGCTCTTCGCTGCCCAGCCGCACCATCATCAGCGGCATCCCCAGCGGGCGGCCGAGCTCGCGCATCCGGTCGGATCGATATTCGATGTGGTTGATCGCCGGGTGCTCCGGCTTGATCTGCATCGGCTTCCAGCCGGGGGGGCCGGTCTGCTGGACGCGCCGCTCGATCTCGACCGTCGCGTCGGTGTCGAGGAACTCCGCGTCCGGGCTTTCGGTGAACCAGAGCACCGCGGCATCGGCGGCGGCGCGGGCGGCGTCAAGCACCTGGTGATCGAAATCCCGCAGATCCGCCGTGGTCTGCAGCTGTGTGGCCAGCCAAGGCACCCCGCGCACCTGGTCTTCTTCGATCGTGATGAACTCGTGGATGATGCTTTCGGGCCGGATGGTGTTGAATCGGCCGGTGTCGACCATGTATCCGCCGAATTGGATCGGCTGGGTGATGTAGTAGGCCAGCGGCTCGCCGTCCTCGCTGCGCTTGACCCCCAAGGCGATATCGGCGTCACCGTTCAGCAGCGGCGGCGTGGCCAGCCGCCGCGGATGCAGCAGCTTGAGGCGCAGGGAAACGGGTCCCACCTCGCCGCGGGTCTTGTTCACGCGCTGCGCCAGGTATTCGCCGCAATCCAGCAGCCGGCGCGTCCACAGCGAAATGGCGTCGGCGCCGTGGAGCTTGCCGGAGATTTCCGGGCACTTGAACCACTCGCTCCAGAAACCCTCGGCCGCGGCGTCGTATTCCTCGTCGTCGCTGTTCACCTGCAGCATGGGGCCTTCCTCGCCGGCGACGTCGAGTGCGAAGGTGTTGGCCACGCCGTTGAGGATGGGGTTGCGGGCGATCTCAAAGGCGGTGCGGGCGCGAAGCGTTGGCAGATCGCACTGCAGGTCCACGTTGATGGACTGCTCGGGGCCCACCTTCGCCCAGTGCGCGCGGTTGAGCCGGTTGGTTTCCGCGGCCTCGAAGCGGCGCAGCGACACAGGCGCCGCGCTCTCCGCGGCGGCCGACATGCGGCGGGCGCGAGCGCGCGACTGGAAGCCATGGCGGCGGCCCGCTGCCGGCGCGGATTTGCCGGCGCGTGCGGGAGACGCTTTGCGTGCGGTGGTTTTGTTTGGCATTAGTCGTCGTCGCAGGGGTTGACGTAATTGATCTTTGTGCGCTGGATCCCGCGACTGGCGTTTCGCAGGCGGGTCATCTGCTGGATCAGGCTGGCGATCGCGGCGCGGTCATAGCTAAGGCTCGACCCGCGCGACGTCGTCGCGTCCGGTTCGACCGCCAGCAGCGCCTGGGCGGAGCGCAGATAGGTCAGGGCCGTGTTGTAATCACCGGCCTCTTGGGCGGTGATGGCGGCTTGCACTTTTGCGTTGATGTCAGCGGCGCTCATTTGCGGATCTCTTTTGCTTGGGGGCTTTGGGAACGCGCGGCGAGAAGATCGTGTGGCAAAAGGTGCACTCGTATTGCTGGGCGGTCCCGCCCCAGCGCGTTTTCCGCTCGCTCAGCTCGCAGTGATTGCAGCCGCACTCGGGGCACTCAGGCCCGGCGCCCCTGTCTAGCTTGACCATCGATTGCCACCGTTCGTGCGCCACTTGGAGGATCCCGGCTGCTTGCGCGGCGGTGCAATGGGTTCCTCTTGGACGTCCGGGGGATCCTCAGCCGCGGGCGGTTGTGCCGGCGTCACCGCCGCCGGCGGCGAGCTCGGCCGACGCTTCTGTTTCTTGGACCGGATGATGATGGCCAGGTCCGCGGCGACGCCCGCGATCGCGGTGGCGTCGAGCCAGTGATTGTTGCGGTGAACGACGTACCATTTCGTAACGTTGCCGGTGCCCGGGATGAACTGCTCTTCGTTGCGCTCGGCCGTCCAATGCTTGGCGATGCTGATGTGGGTTTCGGGCTTGGCCTGAAACAGCGTCAGGGCGCCGGCGTCGGTGGCCTTCATCTTCAGGCACGCATGCACCCAGCTCTTCCAGCGGTCGGCGTTGATGTGGCAGAGCTTGATCCGCCGCTTGAACAGCCGCGCCAGGTAGTACCCGTCGCCGATGATCGCGACCGCGTCGCTCAGCTCGCGCGGCTCGCTGTAGCGCCCGGGCCGCTGGTCGTATCGTCCGCGCTGCTCTTCGCCGAAGCCCTTGCACGGGATCCACGTCGGCCCGCTCTCGCGGCAGAACTTGTAAATCAGGTCTGTCCACTTGCCGCTGTCGATCAGCTTCTGATCCGGCACGCGGGGGCCGGAGTCCGATTCCCACCCCTTCTCGACGATCGAATCGCGCAGGTCCCGCAGCGCGATCTTCAGGGCCACTTCCTCCCCCAGCTCGTCGGCGGCGACTTCCTTGCGGCCGTATTCAACGACCCGGCGGCTGCCGTCCACGAGCTGCGCCAGGCATACCCAGTGAATTAGCCGCTTGCCGACGTCGGCGGCGAATACCAGCACATCGGTGTCGGAGGGCACCCGCCGCGGCGGGTCGGGGCTCATGCGGTGTGTGAGGTCCTGCCATTCGAGCTTGCTGAGGTCGGTGGCGTCCGGCGCGTGGGGAATAACCCACTCCGACTGCTGCAATTCCTTCTCGGCGATCTCTTCATCCGCGACGCGCTTGGCCTTCCATTCCTTGATCGCGACCTTGGCCATGCGCTCGGGGCGCATGATGCTGTTGATGCACGTCCAGCGGAAGCTAAACGTGTTGGTGCGCGGCAGGGGACCAGTGACATTGCCGGCGGCGTCGACGGCTTGGCCGGCGTGCACCAGCACGGCGTGATGATTGGCCGCGATGCGCTCATCGTTCGTCCAGGCCGCCCCGCAGCTCGGGCAATGCAGCGCGGCGCCCTCTGCCGCGGCCAGTTCGCTGTCGGCGCCCTGCCAGCCGTGAAAATGCTCGCGCTCGGGGGTCACCCACGTCCGGCAGTGCGGGCAGGGCAGGGCGATCCGCGATTGCGATCCGCCGGTGTACTCGCGCCAGATCCGGCCCTTTTCAATCGAGACGGTTGATTCGCCGAAGGTCCGCGCCTCGTTTCCCCAGCTCAGCAGGCGGCGCTCGAGCTGGCTGAACTTGTCGCCTTCGCGGCTGGAGGATCCGACCTCGTCAAAGGCCTCGGTTTCGGTGACGACCAGGTTGGGCGATGCCAGGCCGGCCCGGGTTTCGTCGCCGCCGCCGCCGGTCATGAACCGCAGCGCTGACCCGCAGCGGAACTGCAGCAGCACCGCCGATCCCTCCTTGCTGCCGGCGCCGCTGGCGGGGAGTTGGCTCACGTAGCGCGACCCTTTAATGATCGGCAGCATCCCCAGTCGCCACTTATCCTCGACGATGTCGAGGTTGGGTACGCCGAAGACGACCGTCTGGCGCCGCTCGAAAAGGAGGTACATCAGCACCAGCACCAGCAGCAGCGATTTGCCGTCCTGGTTCGGTCCGGTCCAGAAATGCCGCTCCCAGCGGCCGGTGTCAAACTCCCGGCAAAACAACTTCAGCGCCGGGCTTCGCTGAAGGTCCAGCCTTTCGCCGGCGAACGGGCCGTCCGGCAAAACGATCTCATCCTGAGCGAATTGCTCGATCGTCCGCACCTCCTGCGTGCGCATCTGCGAGGCGATGTCGGTGACCAGGGCTGTGTCGCTGTTCATTTCGCGGGGCGGTCAGTGGGGGGTGGCTCGCTCTCCAGGACCTGGCAGGCTGCGCGCTGGAATTCGTCCACCGCCTGGTTGAACCCGCGCGCCGCTTCGTTCCCAAACTTTTGCGCCAGTCGTTCTCCGCTCTTCCGCAGCGCGGCGATGCCCAGCTGCATCGCCTGCAGCATCCGCTTGCGATCGACCAGCTCCTGCCGGCGGCATGCCAGCTCGTGCTCGCGAATTGCGCGGTTGACCGCAATCAGGCGCTTGCGCTCTTCATCCAGATCGGTCCCGGTGGCGCCCAGTTCGCGCGCCTGCAGGTCCAGTCGATGATCGACGATCGCGGCGATCGTCGCGTGCAGTTCATAGCGCAGCTTCGCGCCTTTGCCGGCGATGGCGGCCGCTGGGATGCGCGGCGCGATCGCGTCACGAAACTGCCGCTGGCCTATCCCGGCGGCAGCGGACGCCTGGGCTTGGCTGAGCCAGAGCTGCTCGCCGGCTTCGTCGGGTTCTGGCGGGGGGCCTTCTTCGATGCTCCACACGATGCAATTTCCATCATCTGCTTGACCCCGCGAAGCGCGGTCTGGTGATCGTTTACGGCAATGGCCTGTTGGTAGATGCTGCGCGTCGCCTCGAGGCACCACCCCCGGAGCATGCCCGCGTCTGCGTCGGCGCTGGCCATGATCCGCGACATTGCCGCGGTGATCAGCGGCCGGGCCTCCCGATCGGGCCAGGTCGCGGCGATCGCCTCCTGTATATCGTGCTCGCATGCCCCCTGCAGGATCCAGACAAACACCTGGTGAACGGCGTCGGCTATCGCGGGCGCTGCGACCTCGGCCGGGCCGGCTCCTGGTCGCCGGCTGTGATCACCTCCTGGATCCAGTCCCTGTGAAACCGCAGGCGCTCGATTTGTCGCGCGGCGTTGCTCACATGCAGCAGGTGCTGCGTTGCCCGCGCCATCGATTGGCGGCGGATCGTTGGTGCGGGCTCGTCGGTGGCAAGCAACGGGTTACGGCTGATCCGAAGCATGTGGAGGAGGAGGCGGCGATTTGCGCCGTTCGTGTGAAAGATTTCCGGGCACCAGATGACCGCAGGCTGAGGGGGCCGCAGGAAGGACCCATTAAGTACCGGGGGTGCCTGGTTTTATCTCTGTAGTGCCTGTTTCGATGCTCCAGAATACGGAGTTATCGCTGATCAGTGTGCCCCTCACCCTGTGCTCATACGTGCCCTCGGCCATGGCTGATGTGGTTGCGCCGGTGAGGATCACGCGCACCGAGCGATTGCTTCCAGTGGCATTGATCACCTCTGCATCTGCGGTGACGCTGTCGCTGCCTTCTTCCTCGTTGCTTTCGGCTTTGGTCGCGAGGTACTTCCACGTGTACAGCGACAGATCATCCGGCCAGGAGGCGCCTTGCGCAATCGAGACGACGAAGGGGCGAGCTGCGGAGCTGTAGGTGTCGCCTTGGACGATCACCCGGGCGTTGTATTGCTGTCCATCATCAGCGACCAGGGGGCCGCCGGTGAGTGTGCGCGAGGGGTTGCTCCAGACGTCCTCGGCATCCAGTGGGACATAGTCCTCAGCATCGAGCTTCAGCGCAAGTTCGGTGGAGATGTCGTCGACGACGCTGGAGATGTAGACCGCATCGTCGCCCACTTCGACCAGCGCGTCATGCAATGGCAGGCCACCGGTTTCCCCAGGGGGCGCATCCGGCAGCGGCGTCCCACTCAGACCTACGTTGGCCTGCAGGCTCGGCACGTGCTGGAAATCGACGGTGGTATCGCTGGTCTTGAAGATGGCCAGGTAGTCGTCGGCATTGCTCGTGCTGCCGCTGGCCAGGTCGTAGTAATACAGCCCGCCGGCGAGGGCGGTGGCGCTGCCGGCGGTGACCAGCGCCGTGCCGCTGCTTTTGCGGTAGACGTCGACCGTCACCGTCAGCCCGGTCTTGCCGGTCTTGCTCGCGGTGAAGAAGGCAAAGAACGTAATGGCAACGCTGGTGAGCTTCATTGTTCAAGCTGCTCGTTGATCGCGGCGATGTTCGCCTGCTCCGCTTGAATGAGCGCCTCGATTTCAGCGTTGGCGGTCGTGCGCTGCTTTTGCAGCTCGCGAATCTTCGCCGACGCCGCTTCGCGCTCGGTGGTGAGCTTGCCGCGCTTCAGCGTCTCGGTGATCTGCTCGGGGGTGAGCCCGCTGGCCTCGATCACGCCGATCAGCCCGCGGACCTTGGTTTCTTCGTCGTCTGTCAGTGCCATGATTGCTCCAATGCGTTACGCCGCGGCGTCGATGAACTCCTGCTGCTGCGCCTGGCTCATCGCGAAGTCAAACATCATCAGGTGCTTGTAGCTTCCGGCTAAAAACCCGGTGTTTGCCCCGACTTGAAAGATGCAGCCGAGCCGTATGTTCGGCAGCGTCATGCTTCCGCTCCCGACAACCTGAGACACGATCGGCGCCGCGTCCCGATAGAGCGTCACCGTCGTAGTCGACCGAACAACGGACACAAAGACCCATGCGCTCACCGGCCACACATCCGCCACAACCGTCGCATTGCCGGTGCCATCGGTGGTGGTCGCCTCGATAAGCGTCTGGTCCCCAAAAAAGAACGGCTTGACCGCCAGCACGTTCCGAGGCGTGGCGTTATAATTGTCCGCGCCGATGATCACGTTCGCTGTGGACTCGACGTCCAACCGGAACCAGAAATTGAGCGTGAAGTCTCCGGTAAACACCTGCTCCGGCAATTCGATCCGGCCGTCAATGCCGTCCACGGAGGCGAAGGGCAGTGGGTCATTCTGCAGCGGCGACGGTTCATTCCCGAGCGTGAAGCCGCCAGCATAGGCGCCGTCAAATCCGTTGCCGAGATCATTCTCCACGTTCGTTCCGCTCGTCTCACCAAAGGTGTAATAGCGGATCGGATTCCATGAGCGGATGTAATCTGCCAGCGACGTCGTTGCGGGTTTCGACGGCGTCCACAGCTGCGAGAGGTTTTGCGCCAGGCTGTTCACTTGGCAGCATCCGCAGCTTTGCTCAACGCTGCTGCAGCCGCTTTGAGTTCAGCCCCCAGATTGTCCAGCCGGCCATTCGCGCGGGTCGCATCTTCGCTGGTTTCCCTCATGCCCTTTTCGAGTTGATCGAGCCGTGCGACCACGTCACTCGGCAACGTCGCCGGCGGCGGGGTATTGTCGGGCTCGGGGGTGGGGGCCAGCGCCTTGTTGCGGCCGGCTGCGGCGCGCTTCTGCTCAACGGTGAAAGGCAGGGCGGTGGTGGCGTCGTTGGTGCCGACCAGCATCACGTTTTGCTGGGCGCTGCGGTTCCAGTTGCCGTAGTTGTTGGCGATGCGGTTGTTCTTAAGCGTGACGCTGCAGGGGCCGTCGCCATCGGTGATCGTGATGCCCACGCCGCCGCCGTCGACCAGGTTGGTGTCGATCAGCGTGCTGTCGCCCCCGGCCTCGACGATCGCGGGATGGCCGTTGATCCAGGCGTTGGGATAGCCCGCCCCCTTGGGCTTGGCGCCGAGGAACGCATTGCCGCGGATTGTGCCGTTGCGGCTCTTGGCCATCGGCACGCTGACGATCAGGCTGTGGTCGTTGCTCTCCAGCGTGGGGCCAAAGCGGATCCGCTCGACGACGTTGTCGATGAGGTTCCAGCCGTCACAGGCGCCCTGCAGCTCGAACGCCATGAAATCCGGACCGCAGTCATGCACCCAGTTGTTGCGCCAGGTGCGGTTCTTGTTGGCGCCGGAGTCGCCGAAGGCCTTGAAGCCGTAGCCCACCTCGCGCGCCTCGTTGAACTCCACCAGCAGGTTGCTCATGTCGCCGATCCACGTGGCGTAGTTGCATCTCTCCATCAGGCAGTTGCGGATCGTGACGTCCGAGCCGCCGTTGATCTCCACCGCCACGCCGGCGTTGCGGATCTCGACGTTGTCGATCACCAGGCCGGAGAGGTTGCCATCGCGGCGGATCCCAAAGCCATCGCAGGTGAAGTTCCTGAGCGTGACGTTGTTGCCGGTGACCTTCAGCACGCCCGAGCCCTTGAAGATCGTTTTGCCGGGCACGCCGACATAGGTGTTGCCGGCCGTGAACTCGCGGGCGCCGAAGACGCCCTCCGGAAGGTTGATCACGTCAGCCGGCGCGGAGCTGGCGAGCAGCAGCAGCAGCGCCGCGGCGGCGCAGAGAATCCAGAGTCGATCGAGGGATTTCATGGGCTAAGGTTCCTTGGGTTTGTCGGGCGGCGCCGGGGCTTCCGGTGGAAGCAGGCGCAGCAGGTCGTTGTGCAGTGAGCGCAGCGCGATGCCGCCGACGGTGTCGAGCAGGACCAGGGCGATCCAGCCGATCACCAGGCAGATCGGGTAGATCGCCGGCATGTACTTCTCCCCCCACTGAAACACGAGGTACGCCCCGCCGGTGCAGCTGACCAGGCCGGAGACGCCGCCGGCGACGACGACGTCAAACCAGCGCGTCTTGTCGCTGCGCCCGAGGATCGCGCGGGCACTGCCGGCGATCACGCCCACCAGCGCCATGAGCGCAAGGGCGCTCTGCCCGCTGTCGCCGACAGTCAGCATCGATCTCACCTGTTTGGCCGAGGCGTTGACGAGCTCGCGCATGCGCGCACGCGTGGGGGGGGGGGGGGGTGGGGGGCCGCTGGCTACGGCTGCGGCGGCGGCTCGGCCGACGTCGCTGCGGTTGGCGATGTCGCCGGCGGCGAGCTCGGCGCTTCCGGCCGCAGGTCGGGATGGAGCTTGTCGAGCATATCCGCCGTCAGCACACCGGCTTCTGCGAGGGTGCCAAACGATTCGCGGTACGCGGCGAGCCGCGCGTCCCTGCTTTGGATCTGCTGGGCGTTGCGGAATTTCTGGTAAGCCAGCGCCACGCCGGTGAGGACGCTGAGGCTGCCGAGGATGGCAACGCCGGCGGGGTTGCCGGCCGCGGCGGCGCCGCTGGCGGCGGCTTCCACGCCGGCGACGATGGCTTGCGCGGTGGTAGGCGCCTTACCGGGCGCGGTCGGCGTGGTGGCGCTGAGGACCTGGTCGGCCAGATGATCGGCCGCGGCGCAGCCGGGGATGGCGGCCGCTAAGCCGCAGATCGTCAACAGCATCAGGCTCAACAGGAAGAGGGCAGCGATGGCACGTTTCATTTGCACTCCGGGTTGGGGCGAGGGCGGCGGGTCGGGTCCCAGTGCATCCGGTTCACCGGCGCACGTTTGATGTTCTTGAGGAACGCTTCGCGCCGCTTTACTGCGGCGGGGCATATGGCCGCGGGCCGATCAGGCTCGCGGCGCTGTGGCAACGGCTCCAGCATGGCTTGAGGGGGTTGGGTTCATCGGGCGCGAATCGCTTGAACAGTTTGGCCGACACGGCGGCATCTTCCTGGCGGTCCCACCAATCCAGCGCCGATGCATACTCGGCCTTGGCGCCGCTGATCACCTGGCCACCGCATCCGCTGCAGCGGCCCGACGTCGGCGCCGGGCCCGCGATCGGGCCATGGTTGGCGCAGATGTGAAACTCCATGCGTGGTGCTCCTCACCAGGTTTCATCGTTGCAGCGGCGCAGCTCCACCGCGCCGTAGAGAATTTCAGTCGCGCTGCGGTGCGGCGTGAGCGGGTTGCGCAGGATGTCGCCGGCGGCGTCGGTGCGGTAGCGCTCGACGTAGCCCAGGTGGATGTCCGCGGCGATGGCCAGCGGCTGGCGCTGGCCGTCGAGCCAGACTTCGTAGAGGTGGCTGTTGCGCGAGCGACCGGCGGTCCAACGCATCAGGTCCTCACCGGCGCCCGCGGCGATGATCGATCGACAAGGGTGGCGCAGATCTGCACGTCGTGGATGGTGATGGCCGCGGCACTCGCCGTGGATGGCGAGGCTCGAGGAAAAAGCAGCTCGGCGGGCGCGTGTGAAGGCAATGCCCGCCGAGCTGTCGGGTAAGGAGGATCGGTTACTTCTCCTGGAGCGTCTTGCCCAGGTGCTCCAGCTCGCTGACCAGCTGCGGCTCGACGCCCCTTTTGCGGAAGATCCAAAAGCTGGGGCCGGTGGGGATCTCGTCGCTGATCGCGTCCAGGTCGCGATCGCCGAGGTATTCCTCAGCCTTGCCGCGCTCGACGCTGATGCAATCGAGGAATTGCTTTTGGGTGATGCGCCCGGATTTGATCAGGTCGAAAAAGCGGCGGGGGCTGATCGTCTTGATCGAGCCGCCCGCGCCACGCAGTTCGCCGCGGAAGAAGTCCCCCTCCACGGCCGCCAATCCTTTAGCGGCCACGGCCTTCTTCAGCTTGTCGCGCTCGGGCCTGGCGAATTGCTTGGCCAGCTCCTCAGCAAACCCGATCACGTCGACGCGCACGTCACGGCCGACCTTCGATACGTCCGCAGCAGGGGCGCTGTTCTCGCTCATGGTGCCATCCTTGGCTTGGGGTGAGGGTTGGGTTGAGGGGTTCAGTTGTCCTGGATGATCGCGGCGATCAGTTCAGCATCGGTGTCGCGCCCGGCTCGCTGCACGAACTCGAGCACGCGCTGCTCGGCGCGGGCGCGGATCCGCGACACGGCCGACTCACTCATCCGCAGCTGCTGCGCGACGATCTTCTGCGACGGCCCCCCGGGGCGTCGCAGAAGGTTCATCACGAGCTGCTGTTTGGCGGTGAGAATCATCAAAGCCTCTACTACCCAGCGCGGACTTTACATTTCTTTACATCGGTCGGACGTGACTTCGGCGATAGCCCCATGCCCCCGTGGCACTTGAGAAAAATCCGGCGACTTTACATCGGCAGGCGCAAAGTCGAGCCGGCTGCGGGATCCGGCGGACGGCCGTCTTCGCTGAGCAGGTTGATCCGTTCCTCGTGCTCGGCTCGTCGATCGGCAATGTGGCGGATCGCCGCGGCCGAGGGGCTCACCGGCCCGGTGAAGCACCGCCAATGTTTGGAGGGCAGGTTGTCGAGGAAGGCCTCCTGCCCGACGTTCTGCGGCGGGCAGTAGCGGCTGGTGGCGCTCATGACGTGGCTGTGGCAATCGCGCGATCGCCGCGGCCACGGGTCGGCGTCGCTGTCGCTGGCGCCGTCGAGATCGGAGATGCTCGAATAGCGCACCTGCCCGGTGCAGCCGAGCATCCCCGGCGGCGGGAATTCAGCGCCTTCGTTGAAGGCGGCATCGAACCACGCGGCCGAGGGCACACGCTGCTCCAGGCGCTGGCGCAGCGAGAGCACCGGCCGGCGCAGATCTGCCAGCCGGCGGGCGGTGAGGACAGCGATCACGTCGGGCCGGCGCAGCCAGGCTTCGCGCTGGGTCCAGGGCAGATGCCGGATGCGCCGCTTCCAATCTTCTTCGAGCGCGGCGCGGAGCTGGAGGGAAAGGGGGTCGTCGACGGTGGGGCGCAGCTGCGCGGCCTGGGCATCATTCAAAACATCGAGCCCGCCGGCGAGGTAGCGGCGCGGCCGTTTTGGTTTGCGCAGCATCATCGCTGGCGCACCATCCGTGCGATTGTGCATCCCGTGCTCCCATGTCCCGCGCTGCCGGCCGTCGCGTGAATGATTGCCCTGCGAACAGAAGGGGGCCGTCAGCGTCTTGCGCAGGGCCGATCATGCCACGGCAATGAGCCGTCGCAATCCAATATCGGCTGGGGCTACAATTTGCGTATGACGTCCAGGGATGGGCCTTGTGTGAGACAGGCAACCCCGCCGCGGGGGAAGCGCGGTTATCCCCGATCTTCGGCGATGACGATGTGGAGCGCCCGGCTGCCCGGATCGCTCTGCCGGTCGATCGATCAGCTGGCGTGCAAGTCGAAACTCAGCCGCAGTGAAATGATCCGGCGGCTGCTGCGGCGTGCGCTGGCCGTGCAGCGTCCGCGGTCCAAGGGCGCTAGTCGCGGCGGATCTCACGACTGCCGCACTTCGAGCAATACTTCGCGCGCCGCGTAGTGCGCAATCCGCACGATGCGCAGAGCCAATGCTGCTGCGGCGCGGTGAGCGGCGGCATGTGGTGGCGGTCGTCGCGGAAGAATCGGTAGATGGGCATGATGAGCAGCCCCCCGGCCAGGCATAGCAACCCGGCGCCGAAGAGGAACCGCCAGGCGGCGCCGCTGATGCCCCCGGAGATGCGAATTCCGACCAGCAGCCAGATCCCCCACAAAGCCAGTGCGAACCCCACCAGCCAGGCGGCGGCGCTCCAGGCGATCGCTCGGACGATCGATTGAGCGAAGGCGATCTGCAGGTAGCGCCGGCCGATGATTGCAGCGGCGGCGAGCAGGCCTCTCCAGTGAAGCAGGGTGGCGCAACGGGCGCAGATCACCCGATTCTCATGGACGTGGGGCGTGTCAAACGTGTGGATCGCGCGGCCACAGCGGGTGCAGTGCTCGACTTCGTCGGTTTCAATCCGTCCGCTCATAACCCGCCTCACAGCGTTTCTGGCGCGTCGGATCGTGATCATATAATAAACCCCGCTTCATCCGGGAAAACGGCCCAGCGTGGCGGACAGGCCGGCTAGCGGGCCTTGGGCGAACAGACGCCGTACTTCCTCGCCGTCGGCGGCGAGCCCACCAGGTCGAACGAGACGGTTTTACGTGTTATCGCCAAGCGTGAGAAACCGCTTCCGCGGCCCAAAAACGCGGGTCGAGGTTTGATCTGGGTTAAACGTCCCGACTGTGCGGGCGCGACACATGGATACTGTGTCCATTTCAGGCCGCGCTGCCGTCCTGGCTGTAAAGCCTTGGATGTACTCAGGCTGCGCAGTGGGTACCTGCCCGCAGCCGCGACCCTAGCGCGCGCCGTCATCCCCGCCCCTTCACTTGGCGGTAAATCCCCGCCAAGAGCATCAGGCCGGCGCCGCTCGTGATGGATCCCATGGCGGCGCCCACGGCGATGCCGGTGGTGGTCCAGATCAGCTGGCGTGATTCGCTGTACGCGGTGGGGGACAGCCCCTCGAGCTGGTCGATGTGCCTGTGAGCTTCGAACAGCGCGATCAGCAGGACGATCAGGCCGGCGGCAATACACAGCGCTCCGATCGCGTTGGCTAGGACGGCCGCGGCGTCGGCCAGCGGCGTGTCGACCGGCGCCCGCGGCGGCGATGGCTTGCGCGTGGCCGCCGCGTTGGCGAGTTGCTGCAGCGGATTGGGGTTTGGAGATCGGCTCATAGCTGCAGCTCAGATCATCAACCGCTTGGGGCCTTTCCAGATCTGCGTATCGACGATCCAGATGGCGATGCCCCGGGCGCGTCTGTCGATGTGGCCATGAACGTCCTCAAAGATCTGTTCCCGTTCTCCTGGAAGCTCGACGAATGAAAAAGCAGCGAGCTCGCTCTCGATCTTGTCGACAAACTTTGCCCATTGGTCGCCGAGGTCGTGGAGCGTAGCGACGCTCGCCATCACCACACTCCAGTCCCACGAGTAGCCCCCATCTTCGTGAGGAATCTCTTCGTATTCGGTGATTACTGGAATCAGATGCAGCTGCGAACGATCAGCAATGATCTTCAGCACCGCGTCGAGTCGAGACCGATCCGTCAGCTTGCCAGCGCTACGATTGTTGAGCAGCTCCTGCCATTCCCACTCGATCAATCGCTTCTCGTCTTCAAGCTGGCGGCGGTATTCATCCGTGCTGATGCCGGCAGGTAACTTGCCCCGCTTCAACGCCCGGGCCCGCTCCTGGAGTTTCTTCCACCGCGCGAGCAGCTCCGAGTCGGTGAACGTCACCTAGTTGCCTCCGGTTTGCAAATAGCTCGCGATGCGCTTTTCTTCTTCCGTGCTCAGGTACACCATCCTGTTCATGCCCACGATGTTCTCGCGCAGGATGATGTGAGTCTTGTCACCCTCTCCCGACGAGAAATGGATCAGCCCAACACAATCGATGTTGATCCACTGGCCCTCGGCCACAATGAACCGCACTGGTGTTTCAGCCATGAAGATCTCCTCGCGGCGATCGCCGCGGCGGTTTAGTTTTGAGGGGAGAGGGGAGGGGCCAGGCGCGGCTTGGCCATTGATCAGTCTGAATCCACGTCTGTTGCTTTTCCGCGGTTCGTATTGGAAGACTGACGATGGTGTTAGGCAGCCTTTACCCGGCGCCTCTGCGCCCAGCGCTCGAGGACGCGGAGCACGACGTCGGACATCGTTTCGTCTGGTTGTCGCGCTGCCTGAAGCGCTTCGACAACTTCGTCCGGGACGCGCGCGGCGATGGTCTTGAGCGGCGCCTCGCGCTTGCGGGGACGGCCTACGGGATTGGGGGTCGGCGTCCGTTCCATGTTCCTGTTTATACCCTTTGGAGTGGCCATTGCGCAAGTCCTTTCTGATTTGGCGACGAGTTTCGTTAACAAATTGGTGAATTTCGCTTGCTAAACTCTGGTGGCGCGGTAACGTCTCGGGCCGCTGTAGCCCGGTAAGGGACCGGAGCTTGAGATGGATCGACAGCCGTGCCTCTTCGACTGCACCCCTGGAGGGGACACGGGAATGAATGCAATCGTCGTTCTGTCTCTCTACGTGCGGCGCAAAGATCAGCTCAGAGGTTCGGCACGATGCCACCTGGATTGGCTCGAACACGGACGGCGACGATCGCGGACCTTTGCAAGCAAGGCCGACGCCGAGCACTTCCGCGAGTCCCTGCACCACGGCATCATTCCCCCGCCCCCCATCAAGCCGGCCCCCGCTCCCCTCACCATCGACGATCCGACCTTCAGCGCAGCGCTCAATGCGGCGCTGAACCGGTTCCACCTGCGCCCCGAATCGATCGGCACCACCGACAAGCACGGCGACGACACGGTCAAGCAGGTCAAGCGCACCTTCCGGCTGGCGGGAATCCACACGCTGGAGGAGATCACCGACGATGCGGTGGGGGCGGGGCTGCGCAAGCTGCTGGAGATCGGGCGTGCGATGGGCACGGCCGGCCATCACCAGGGCTCGTGCAAGACGTTCACCAGCTGGTGCGAGCGCAAGGGCATCCTGCCGCGCGATCCGCTGCGCGGCATGAAGCGCTTCCGCTCGTCGACGGACCCGCGGCATGTGCGCCGCGCCTTCACGATTCACGAGTTCGCCCGGCTGTTCGAGACGACTATGGCCAGCGATCGCGAGATCTATCGCATCGCGCCGCGCGATCGCGCGATGCTGTACCTGGCGGCGCTGGTGTCGAGCCTTCGCGCCCTCACGCTTCGGAAGCTGCGCGTCGGGCAATTCGACTTTTCCGATCCGGCGGCGCCGGTGATCTATGTCGAGGCGCGGCAGGAGAAGGCCAAGCGCCAGCTGCTTTGCCGGCTGCCGGCGAAATATGCTCCGTTCCTCCAGGAGTACCTGGCGGGCAAGACGCCGACGGCACAGGCGCTGCGCATGCCCAAGAGCCGCTGCGACGTCGTGCGCATGCTCAAGCGGGATCTGAAAGCCGCGGGGATCGATTACTGCAAAGTGATCAGGGAGGAGGGGGAGCCGGTGCGTCGGATCGATGTGCTCGACTTCCATTCGCTGCGCGTCACGTGGGCAACGTGGCTCGACGAGCAGGGCGTGGAACTGACGGATCTGCAAAACCTGATTGGGCATTCGACTCCTGGAATGACCAAGCTTTACATCCGCAGCACCGGCCGGACCGATCGACTGCGCCAGCACATCGAGAAGTTCCCAAGCTTGCCGCTGAGCTCTCCGCAGATGGAGCTGTTCCCGGCGACGGGAGCGAGCGCGTAACTTTGGCGAACTTGCAAAAATGGGCAGGGCCGGGATCGAACCGGCGACACATGGATTTTCAGTACGTGTGTCACCAGTTGATCGGCTCTAGCAGCCTGAACGAACGTCAAACCCACTACAGCCGCCCCAGGCTCACATGCTTGGAGCGGCTCTCTTTTTTCCAACACGGAGGTTCGGATGAGTGATGCTGCGCCCATGCAGCACCGGACGACGATCTACGCCGCTGAGGCGCCGATCGTCCAGTTCATGGGGGACATCAAATGGCAGATCATCCGCGCGGCGAGCCGCGCCGGGGTCAAAGGCCCACAGCTGCAGATCCTCATCGAGCTCGCGGCGATCATGGACCATCGGAGGATCGCTTACCCGGCATCAGAAGCGGACATCCAGGAGCTCACCGGCCTCGGCCGAGCGTGCGTGTACAAGCACGTCAGCCTGCTGGAGAAGTCCGGCTGGCTGCGACGCGCGGGCTTCAAGGCGCGGCAGTTGTGCGATCCGTCCACGGCGGTGGACAACCACGCCGACGACGGCGAGGCACCGAACAACGACCGTAAATCCGCGCCGCAAGCGCACTTAGAAGCGCCCGACCCGTCCACCGCCGCGCGCAATTTTTCCATGGGGGCGCGCCTTTTTTCCACGGCCGTGGACGCCCCGGTGTCCACCGGGGCGCGCATTTTTTCCACGGCCATGGAAAAAGCGCGCGCCCCGGTGGACGAATTGCGCGCCGCCGTGGACTCGCGCTTAATAGAACGCGCACGCGCTGCAGTTGCAGCAGATGCCTTGCCTGCTGTATCTGCTGCTGCAGCAGGGGAGGGCTTGGAAGAAGAGCTGCCTGCAGCTGCTGACAAGCTGTCGCTCCCGGAATCCGAGGCGATGATCCGGCTGCTGCTCGATGCCCACAGCAAGGTCAATCCAGATCCGGAGCGGTTCAGCTACACCACCGCCGTCGAGCTGGCGTCCGATCCCAAAGCGACGCTCGATCTGATCCGCGGAGTGATCGAGCGAGCGGATCACTACGAGCAAACCAAAGCGCCGCTGGGGAATTACCTGGGCTACGTCCGGCAGGGGATCATCGACCGCTACCGCCCACTCGGCCGGCGGGATCTGCGGCGCATGTCCGAGCCCCAGCAGGAGGAATTCCACGCCGCCAGGCAATCCGAGCTGGAAAAGGATCTTGCCGACCGACGCGCGCGGGTCGAGCTGATGGCACTGCCGCCGGATCATCTGCAACGGCTGCTCAACCGGGCGATCGATGCCAACCGCGGCCCCCGCGAGGCGATGGCCGATGCGCTTCGCTCGGCGGGCATTGCGGGCATCCGCACGCAGCACCTGGTCCGCGGCGAACTGTACAAGCAGCTGCTGCTTGAGCGGCAGCGACAGGCCCCCCCACCCCCCGCAACCGACACCCCCCAAAGGAGCCAAAGCGCATGCTGAGATTACTGGTCCATCCCGGGACGCGCATCGAGATCCCCGCCGTCGCGCGCATCGAGGTTCTGACGATCGAGCCGCTCGGCCGCGCCCGCGTCATGCTGCGCCTCGTCACGGCGCCCGGCGAGCGCGAAGTTGAGGTGGTTGCCCCCAGGGGCTTTGCGCTGTTCCTGCCCGAGCATCGGCTCACGCTCCGCATCACCCGCATTCAGCCCAGGGGCGGCCACGACCGCCAGCCCTGCTGCCGCCTGGGCATCGATGCGCCGCCGGACCTGAAGATCAGGCGCAGCGACGTCCATGCACTTGCACCCACCCCGGCTTTTGCCGGTGAAAGGATTCCCCATGGCAACTGATTCCTACGTCCCTGGCTCCGGCGCAAGCCGGTCGCACCTCGAGAGGGGCACGCTCGTGCTGTCCCGCCAGCGCGACCAGGGCGTGATGATCGGCGATGACATCGAGGTCTTCGTCGCGGCCATCCGCGGCGACAAGGTCCGGCTGGGGTTTCGCGCGCCCAAGTCCATCTCGGTGCATCGCACGGAGGTGTACGACGCGATCCGCCGCGATCAACAGGCGCTGGCCAAGCAAAGCGAGGTGGCGTGATGGCCTGGAAGATCTCCAAAGTCCGCGGCCCCTGGGAATCCGAAGCCGACAGCGACGAGCGCTACACCCGCGGCCCGCGGCGCGGCGAGTATCGCGAGCTGATGGTCGAGATCGAGCCGCGGTGCTTCGTGTTCCGGCCCAAGGGCACGCGCCGCCGCCTGCGCCTCTCGATGGAGCGGGCCTACCAGCTGGCGTGTCAGATCGAAGCCGAATCCCGGCGCAACAAAAAACGCCAGCGACGAAGCGTGCGGCGCTCCGTGCTGGCGATCGTGTAAAGCCGCGTCCTCTCGGACGCAGAAAGCAGGTGTGTTATGCAGGATTTGTCAGCGGCCGTCCAGCGGACGGTCCAAGCCCAGTTTGAATCGGGCGCCGTTGCGGCCATCGTCGAGAAGCAAATCGCTTCAAGCGTGGCGTCGATCGTGCGGGATCTACTCTCGGAATACAGCGACTTCGGCAAGCAGCTGCGCGAGCACATCAAAGGCAACTTGCGGGTTGATCTCTCGACGCTGAGCCTCAGCGAATACAACCAGCTGATCATCTCGATCATCCGCGCGAAGCTGGAGGGGCACCTTGCCAGGATCGGTCAGGAGCGCATGGCGGCCGACCTGGAGAAGATGTTGGGCGAGGCGGCGCCCAAGGAGATCACGGCCACAGACCTCATCAGGCGATTCAAGCGATGGGCTGCGCATAGGGGTGATGTGTCACGGCGCGTCGCAGTCTACATCGACGCGCCGAGCGAAGACACGCTCGCCAAGGGGTACTGGCACCTCTACCTCGACACCCAGGAGCGCACCACCAAGTACGCCTGTGAAATCCAGATTGGCGTGAGCCCGGAGGGCAAGATGTATAGCTGCACGCTCTCGGGCCACGATCCCAAAAAATCCGTGTTCATGGGCGCCCTCTACGGCTTTCCCGCAGACCTCTTCCGGCTGTACGCGGCGGGGACGCGGCTCGTCTGGAACGACCCGCTCGACAGCGGCTCCCTGGATGGCATCGATGCGGAAGAAGACGAGGA